GTCCGTGACCTGAGCTTCCTCAACGACTTTGCCAATCAGGATGGGGCTGCTGATCATCTGCGTACAGCCGCGACAGCCCTCGTGATAGTTGTCCTTGTACCACTGGCAGGTGTACGGGCCCTTGGTTTCGGCTGCTTTGGCTTCGGTGTTCTCGGCCGTGTAGCCGGGGTGGGCTTTGGACAGTTTATGGATGGCAGACGTACCGTCCTCACAGCGAATCGCAATCGACAGCGCGGCCCGCCACAAGGGCTCCTCAAGCGTAGTGGCGTTCAGCAACGCGTGCCTGATCTGGTTACAGCCGGTGCCGTTGATACTGCGCGTGGCAACACGAGAGAATACGCACTTGGGAAACTCACCGCCAGCGATCTCACGGGTCGAGGCATCCATGCCGTACTGCTTGGCCGCTGACAGGTCGACCGGCGCGTGAGGCAGGAGCGCAACGAACACACCAAGCGCCGTGGGGTGACCCTGCGTCATGATCTGCACTGGGCGGCGCTGACCGTTTTTGAAGTTGTGCGTACCGGGGATGCGCAGGATGCGCGCGGCATCCGCAGTCACCGCAGGGTCTGCGTGTAGGTTGTGCTGAACACACAACCGCTTGAGTGATTTTGCGTGCGGGAGCCAATCGGCTACCGTCACGTCTTCTGTGAGCGGCCAATATACGTGCAGGCCACCGCCTGAACTGACCACTGTGGGGCTGGGTAGCCCGGTGTCTTTAACGAATATGGAGAGTGCCTGCGCAGCAGCAGGTTGGTCTGCGTAGGGCTTGCCCGTGCCGCAGTCAAGGTCAAGAAAGAACGCGCGTAAGAACGCAGCGTTGTCAACCTTACGGCTTGAGTCGTCATTGAATGTAGCCAGCGCAAAGTACGCATCTACACCTGAAGCATCAAGTCCACTTCCAATAGCATCAACGTCAGCAATCGTGACTTGGAACGATTGCTTGACTACACCGGACCGTATTCCCACCGTGCAGTATGTGCCCTGTACGGGCAAAACGGAGTCGAGAAAATCAGTCACAAAACCTCGCGGGTAACTGGGATAAAAAAGGGGCGGCAGGACGTCCTGCCGCCCCACTGGGCGCGATCACTTACGCTTGGACAAGCGCGTTGTAATCTTTGGAATCAGCGCCAGAGACCGAGGGTTTGGTGTAGTCTTCCCCGTCATCCAGTTGTAGAAAGTTGCACGCGTCACACCGAGCAACGCCGCCACTTCCGTGACGGGGATGTTCTTCTCGATGCACAGCCCAGCCAGATGCAGTACATCTGGTAGGTGGTCGGCGTCTTTCACCTTGCGGATGAAGAGGGAGTCATACCCCCGGGCTCTATTACTCATCGTCGTCTGTCGCCCATGATGCCAGCACATCCTTCACGTTCTTAGCGGACGCGGGGGTTACTTCTGCCTTCGGCTTAGTTGCGCGCTTGACCGGCTCAGTTACTTCCGCACCAGTGTCTTCTTCCTTGGCGGGAATGTCCGCGTTTGCAAACGCAGCGGGTAGTGCGAGTTGGGGCTTGCTCGGCACCATCTTGAACTCGACGGCCAACATCGCGTCTTCGGTCTGGCTTTGAGCCTTGGCCAACTCCCACTCGCTACGCTCCAGCGGACGCACAGCACGGAACTTCAGCACAGGCACAGCCTCGGCAGTGTCAAAGCGGGCTTCGGTCACAACGCCTGTGATTGGAATACCGTGGCCAGACAAGAACTTGCCGTACGCTTGCAGGGGCATCTTGTCGCCGTCAATCTTGCCGAAGTAAGACTTGGCGGGCACCGACAGGCGGTAGATGTTGCCAGCGATATCGTTCTCCAAAGCCACAGCCAAACGCTTGCTGTAACGGCATGCGCGGGACTTGCCTTCACCAGAGCCTTCGATGTTTTGAGGGCAGGTAGCGCAGGTTTTGCCTTGTGGCTCTGGCACTTCTTCGTTGGGCACGACGCCTTCGGCGGACCAGCATGCTGGCTTGATGTCTTTGCCTTCTTCGTACTTGTCCGCATAGAACGTACGGGACACGCCTTTACCGGCCGAGACCACCACGATGTTCATGGAGCGATCTTCGTTCTTTGCGACTTCCTCACCGCCGACCACCATGCGCCATACGCCACCCTTGATGGAGATTTGTTTACCGCCGGACGAGCCCGCAATGTCTTTGGTAGTTGAGTCGGTTGCTTCACGCAGGTAGTCGGGGATAACGGAGCCGGATTTGAAAAGTGTCATGTTACTCATGTTGATTTCCTTGGTTGATTTAACGTGCCCGGGTGACGGTGATGGCGTAGCGGGAATCTACGTTCATACCCTCGGGTAATTTGTCAGGGTTGGCCTGCAAGAATTCCTTGAAGGTTGTCTGACTTACGCGGCGCTCCAGAAGTTCTGGCGCATCGTGCTCTTTGATGAAGCGGTACATGCTGTCCCAATCAGAGGTCCAGTACCGCGTCTTGACGGACCGCCGAAACGATCCGAATTGTGTTTTGCCGCCGTCTTGGCCTGTGGTCTTGCACAGCTCCAGCAGCTCGGTTTCGATGACGCCAAGCTGCTCGTCAAGCGCGGCAATCTCGGCTTCCATCTCTTTAGTTTTTGCGGCCTTGGCGTCACGAATTTTGACGTAGACCTTTACCAGTGTGTTTGCATCCATGGGAGAACCTATTTTGATTTATGTTGAACGAATCTGAATTATACACTGTCAAATCTTCTCGTCAAGCACTTGTTTGTATAAATCAACGAGCGCTTGGTGCAGATCGACTTTGTTCTGGAGCATGGTGTACATGCGGCGCTCTACGGGACTCCCCTGCAAGTGCGTGACTGTAACGCAATTTTTCTGCCCTGCGCGGTGAGCGCGTGCGTTGGCTTGAATGTAGATTTCAGTGGAGCTTACTGGACCCCACCACACCACTTGATTGGCCCGAGTTAGGGTAATCCCGTGTGCCGTAGCTTGCGGCACCATGATAAGAACGCGAGGGTCATCTTCGGTTTGGAACTCCTTGATAATCTCAGCCCGCTTGTTAGCGGCCACGCCGCCGTGAATGGTTGCCGTGGTGTAACCCGCCTTGATAACGCGGTCGTTCAGCATCTCCAGCGTGTGCCGATACGGTACAAACACCAGCACCTTTTCGTTGGTGCCAGCAATCACGTCAAGCAACTCGTTCACGCGGTTGTCCACATCAAACTCGACCACATCTCTGTCGTCCGTGTACACAGCGCCCTGCGAGATTTGCAGGAGCTTGTTCAGCATGGATGCGGCGTTGACGGCCGTGACTTCTGCGCCCGCTGCGATGACCGCCATCTGCTTGCGAATGGCGTCGTAATACTTGGTCTGTTGTGGAGTCAGCGGCACGTCACGCGTTGAGTACAGCATGTCTGGCAGGTCGAGACACTCCTCTTTGGTAAATCGTATGGCTGGTTGCAAAACCTGATGCACGATGGCTTGCGCATCTTGCCGTGGGGCCCACCGGTACTGCGAGAGCTTAATCATCACGCGGTCGCGGAACGCACCAAAAAACTTAGGCACTGCGTCAGGGTTCACAAGCTTGGCCAAACCGTACGCATCAAGCGGGGACTGCGATGCCGGTGTGCCGGTCATCATCCACAGCCGGGTACTGGGCTTGACAAGCGCGGCCAAGCACTTCCAGCGTTCGGTCTGCACAGTTTTGATGGCGTTGGCTTCGTCCACAATGATGAGATCGAAGCCCCCGTTAATCAGCTCGTTCGTAACGACTTTCACGCCGTCGAAGTTGATGATGACGAACTCGTATTTCCCTGCCACGACTGCCTGCCGCTGGGTCCTCGTGCCTTGCGCAATCGCTACGGTGCGGTGCATCACCGTCTTAAACAAGTCCGAGCGCCACGCGGTTTCCATGATGGATACGGGGCACACAATCAACACGCGCTTGACTTTACCTTGCGTCATAAGGTAGTCAGCGGCCCATGCAGCAGCAGAGGTCTTGCCTGTGCCGGCCTCGTTAAACACGAAGCATCGCGGATGCAGTGTTAGAAAGTCTGCCGTGGTGCGTTGGTGGTCGAATGGAGTGTACATACCCGGCCACTTGTATCGGCCTTGTATGGGGCTAGGAACATCTTTGATGCCCATGTTGCGCAGGAGTTGCACCTCGTCAAAACCCCAGTTGACCAGTAGTTGGTCGACATCGCCGTTGCTTGCAACGACTTTACTCTTTGGAATGATTGCAGTGATCTGCCCTGCTTTGCGCGTGTTGAACAGCAACGCTTTGTCTTCGATGATTTGCATAAATGTTGAATAGAAAAAATTGACGGACGGAAAAAATGGCCCGGTAGCGAACTACCGGGCCAAACCCTTGGAGAAAACACATGGTGCCGGGTGTCAAACCGGCACGCAAATCGTACCTTATTTCTTGCGCTCGCGCTTAGAAATTTGCGACTTCATTGCACCTGTTTTGGTGCGAGAGAAACTGGTGTTTTCTGACTGCGGCACCGCCCGCAGATTGGACAGAGAGGACTTGCCACCCTTGGACATTGCCTTCTTGTGGTCTACGTCCGTGGTGGACGGCATATCGCCGTTGGCTTTTTCAAACTCGCGCCGCGCCGTGTTGCGGGCCGAGCGGTTTTTGATCTGTTCGGGCTTGCCTTGGTACTTGGCGTACTCGGCAGCGTAATCGCGTGGTTTAGCCATTTTAGTTACTTCCGTGTTCCGAGTTCTTTGGGGGTACACCCCCACAAATCACGTTGCCACCCAGCTTTAATTCGCATGCGTAAGGTGGAGTACTTGACGCCAAGCTCCGATGCTAAGTCTGGCAGGGTCTTACCGTCAATAAGGGGCACGTTCCGGCGGTGCTTTGCCTGTGCAGCTTTGAGAATCCAGCGACAGTTGCCGGGTTCATAGTTGCCGTTAGGGTCAATACGATCAATGGAGCCATCTTTCCCGTGGGGGCATGCCCCCATATCCGCGAAGAAAGCCTCAAATGACTGCCACGCGGGGGTGACAGAAACCCCGCGCCCGCCATACAACGCGTAATGCGGGTGGCCAGCATACTGGCATCGTTTCTTCATGGCCGTCCACACACCGAACTCGAACGAGCGCGTCTTGCCATGCGTCACATTGTGGAGTCGTGGCGCACACGCCGCACACCCAGACTTATCGGCAACTAACACAGACTTCCTAACCATACTGCGGGTGCCACACTGGCATACGCATGCGTAGTATCGCTCGTTACCCCGCAGGTCTGACCCTGCCTCGACTGTCCAGCGCCCGTATACGCCACCTACTACGATTTGTGTTCGCATGCTTCCTCCGACAACGGGCAGAATTTGCACAATGCGCTTGGCCGGGGGTTCCACACCCCCACATCAACGGCCTTCTCGATAGCCCCGGCTCTGCCTGCCCACTTGGACAGAATCTCGGGGAGTTGGGTACGCTTGTATTCAGCTTTGATGATGTCGCCCACCACCACAAACAGCAACGCACCTTTGACCTTCTGAACGGTCGGATGGTGCAGCATAACCATAGCGGCCATGAGTTCGAGCTGTGCGGTGTCGGCGTACCGGCTGGACTTGCCCGTCTTGTAGTCACCCACAAGTGCGGTCTTGCCGGATTTGCTGATGGCTAGGTAATCAGGGATTCCTCGAAACCACACGTCCTTGTCAAAGAATCCGCATGGGCTGAAATCGACTCGGATTGCCATTCGCTCTTCGCATCGGATGTCGCCCGGGTGGGCAGCGAGAGGTTCCACAAATGGCTTGTAGTGCGCAAAATTTGCAGGTAGTGGGGTGCCGTCTTTGATGTAGTCTTCAAAGGCTTTGTGTACTGCTGTTCCATAGAGAGTTGCTTCAGTGTCTTTTGATTTAAATTTTTTGAGAATACGGACTTCGTGGTAGCGACGAGCGCAACCTTCGTAATCTTTGACGGACGAATAGGAATGAGCGAGTGCCATAGGAAATAACCGGAGGTTTGTTTGGACCCCCAGTTTACCAGTCAACAGTCGCCATAGCTATCCCCCATGCCAGCTTCACAGGCAAGCGGTAGGCCCACTGCCCATTTCGGGTTCCAGTTCATGCACTC